CTTTAATGTCTTCTGGTGTTGTACTAGATCCGGCTACATTCGAACCAGTTGTTGGTTTCCTAACAAGATACGGTTACGTTGAATTAACGAACACTGCATCTTCACTAGGTAACGCGGCAGACTACGTTGGATTAGTAGGAATGAACAGCGGAACAAACTTAAAATTCAAATAAGCCAAGGTTTATTTTTATTTCAGAAAAGGGCGGCTTCGGTCGCCCTTTTTTTATGGCCAAAATTCCTGTAAATAATTCTATGTTAGAATACGATTTTGAAGACAAGAACGGAAATTATGACCTACTGTATCAATATGTCAAAGACTATCCCATTAGGAAAATAATAGATGTTGGTGCATGGTGGGGGCCATGGAGCCTGTGGTGGCATGACAAGGTCCAGAGTGTTGAAATATTTGAACCCAACAAAGATATTTTGCCTAAACTAGTGAACAACGTGGGAAAATTCCAAAACTGTAAAATACATCGCACCGCTCTGGGGGACAGACACGGCAATGTGTCAATGCAGGTTGCCGACCACTCAGGCACATATCATGTCACCGGCCAGGACGGAGACATTGAAATGAAAACTCTAGATTCTTTTGCGTTTGACAGCGTTGACATCATAAAAATTGATGCGGAAGGCTATGAACTTCCTGTCCTGCAAGGTGCCAAGGAAACAATATCAAGAAACAGACCATGGATCCAGGTAGAAGGCAACAAATCAGGAGAAAGATATGGTAGAACCAAAGTAGATATAAAGAATTTTTTATCTGATCTAGGAATGACACGTGTCACTAAAAAATGGCCAGATCAAATTTGGACTTTCAGATAAACAGCGTAGTTTTAATTTTTTTTCTCCAGTCATACTAACCGCAGACCAAATAAGGTAACTTTACTTTCATACTAGGTACCTAAATAAAATTACGATTCGCAAGAATCATAACAACAAAGGGAGGTCCAACAATGGATATCATGAACCAAATCAAAGGATGGGCTAAAGGGTTGGCTGATGTGGGCGTAAGTCTAATAGCATTAGGAATCGTTTTAGAGATTCTTTTCAATGGTCAAGGTATTCCGTTCTGGCCAAATGTTTCTGTAATAGGAAACGTCCAGGGCGTACTGCAAGGCTTTTCTGATCAAGGGTTGATCGGATTGGTAGCAGTTTGGATTTTATATCATATCTACAGTAGAAAATAATATAAAAATCTAGAATATACGTAAACCTCAAGGGTGGTGTGATTAATTTATGGATTGTGTCGCATCACCCTTTTTCTTTGCAGTTTACACGCCTCAGCAAATAATAAATACACACAGTCAACAGAGCCAACAAGTTTACAGTTGGACTTATGCGGATAAAAACCGCGTAGTGAGTAGAACTCACATTTGGCTCCATATAAGGAGAAACAAAATGGGAAGACCAGTAAGAAAAGATAGATTCGGTTCAACGGCAGGTGACTTCGAAGTCACGGGTGCGTTTGCTACAGGAACAGTACAACCAGACGGAACAGGTGCAGAGGCAGTATCAACTGTGTCAGGAAACTACATTGAAGCTCAGAGATCAAGTACGAGATTCAAAGTGAATTTCACTTCAGCGGATGGATCAACAAGATTATCACAGATCTTGGATCTAAAAGCAGTTGCGACAGGTTCACTTGCGAACGGCCAGTTCTGTATACAGATCATCTTAGATGACTCTACAGTGGCTTACGCTAGTAAGATCTTCAACAACACAGTACACTACGTTACTGCGGCTGGCGCCACAGGTTCAGTGAAATACTCATTGAGCTCAGAGGGTGCTGACGAAGGTGGAGATGCAGACGGAGTAGGTCAAATCGACACAATCTAATAAACTACACGTGTTTTGGGGGAGTTACACGCTCCCCCATTCACAACATAAATACTAGCAAATGGCAAAGACAGTAAGAACATCAGGTGCATACACACTAGAACCAGGTACTGCGGTAGTAACGATCAAGAATGGCCTACAGTTCACTCCGGTGGCTTTCGCTAGTCTACCAGGAAGTCCAGCAAACGGAATGGTCGCATTCTTGACCACTGACGGTGCAGGTGCCACAAAGAATAAGTTGTGCTTCTATGAAACAACAAACACTAGATGGAGTTATGTAGACGACGGCAGTGCTGTTGCAACATCATAGGATAACGGATGAGATACAAGGAAATAGATATCAACATCAAAGCAATCCCAGACAAGGAAGACGAAGCATTATTAAATCAATTAATGGGTGCAAAAGGTGTATCAGTCTCTGACGCCGACGATAAAACAGAAAAGCCAGCGGCAGACAACAATGACAATCCAGGAAAGGTTGCATCAGATGATCCAAACACAGTGGCAACAGTTTTCCCTCCACAACAAGAATTAGAATTAAAGAAACAGGAAGCGGGCAAGGACCTTGGACAGTTCTCAAACATACAACAGGACGCCGATGAAAGGGCCGCAGACGAAGAAGCAAGGGTTGACGCACCGTTGGTGCAACAGCCAGAAACAATGGACGGTGGCGACCAACCAGGGGTTCCCAAGCAAATGAAGAACAAGGAACCAAAGACAGAGAGTGAATTCGTTCAGAGATTGAAAACATTATCCGGCCTATAAGGAGCGTAAATGGCATTCAGGAAACTAGTTGGATCTTACAAAGATTACAACCTATCCACACACATCTTGGAAGACGGTTACCTAGCAGTAGACGTAGACACAGGTAGTCTGAGATTAGGTGACGGCACGACGGCAGGCGGGACTGTAATAAACACAGGCGGCGGAGGTGGTTCAAGTTCTAGCCTGGGAGACCTTAGTGCTATAGGTTCAACAATTTCAGCGCCAAGCAACGCAGATCTTACACTTGTATCTAGTAACGGAAACGTGGTGATAGAAGGAATCAGGGTGGCGGGCACCACAATATCAACTGAAGATTCTAGCCCAGGTATAGAAATCGCAGGCAATCTAATACCAAGCCAAGATGGCGTGTTCCAACTGGGAAGTGCCTCACGTAGATGGCAGACTGCATACTTGTCCGCAGAAACAATTGACCTAGGTGGAGCAACAATCAAATCAGATGGTTCGGGAGCATTGACGATCGCGGCCAGTGGTGCCACACTGCCACAGGGAAGTAAAGTGTCCACAAACCCAATATCGATACTGGGTGCCACGGGAAAGACAGCCGCAAGGCCCATACAAAATGTCAAAGTGTTTGTGAGTGATGGGACTACGACATTCACTGATGATCAACTACTAGCAAAAACTGGTGACCTGACACTTGAATTCAATGCCACAGTTGAAACTTTACCCGTATACACAGAAGCACAACAGACTTTCACACTGGCAAACGGCACGTCTTTGACTGATTCATTCACTGACGTCACCCTATTCCAATTTTAAAAACACGCAATAAATACAGTTGTTGATAGGATATCCATCCGGTGAGTGCAAGAAGGCCGGGGACAGAACGAGAACATTATGGCAGATAAAACACCGGTACGAGTAGTCTTTAATTCATCTAACGTGGCCACTGGAATGGCGGAATTCCAGTCAGGCGAAACTGTACCCGTAGCAAATGGCGGAACGGGTCTAGCATCAATTGGGTCAGCAGGACAAGTTCTCAGAACCAATGCGGCAGGAAATGCCTTAGAGTTCGCAACACTGGAAGATCTTGCAGACATTATATCAGTTGGGTCAACATTAACAGCACCGTCAAACGCTGATTTCAACATAACCACGGCCGGCACTGGAAACATAGTGCTAAATGATTTAAGCATCAGCGATAACACTCTTTCAACTAATAGATCCAACGACGATCTACACATCAACGCCAGTGGTACAGGAACCGTAGTCCTTGAGAATCTTAAAATAGGTTCAAGTGGATCCACTGTAACAACGATTTTAGATGAGGACAACATGTCCTCTAACAGTGCAACATCACTAGCCACGCAACAATCAATCAAAGCATATGTCGATGGAGAAGTATCAGGATTATCTCAAACCAGTATTTCACAAGGAGACAGCAACGTTACAGTTGTAGACAGTGACACAGGAAATGTTACCATCGAAGTTGACGGCACTGACAGGCTTACAACAGTGGCGGCAACAACCACTACAGCCACAGGACACAGCCTTGTAATAGGTGCTGGCAGTAACAGTGCCGGTGGACAAATAAAATTCTTAGAAGGCACAGACAATGGAACCAACGGTGTTACGCTACTAGGACCGGCCAGCACTGCTGACGTAACAGTGACATTGCCAGCGGCCACTGACACACTGGTAGGTAAAGCAACCACTGACACATTCACAAACAAAACAATAGATGCCAACGGCACAGGAAACAGCATTTCAAACATAGATATAGGCAACATGACAGCCGCAGTTGTTGTGACGGAATCGGAGGGCATCAGTTCCAACGACAACGACACAACGCTACCAACATCAGCGGCAGTGAGGGATTATGCAGACACCAAAGCAGTGCTTTCTGGGTCAACCAACAATCAAATCACAACAGTGACCGGTGCACACGCCATACAGGGCGAATCGAACCTCACGTTCGATGGTTCAACACTGGCAGTGACAGGTGCTGTAACAGTGTCAGGCGATCTAGCCGTTGATACAAATACTTTATTTGTAGATGTGAGCACGAACAGAGTTGGTGTTGGATCAACAACATTATCTCAGCCATTTACAATACACGATACCTCTTCAGCACAAATTCATTTAAGGACGGCAAATCCTGCAATTAGATTTTCAAGTGACGAAGCCGGTGGTAGTGATTCAACTAGAGCATTTATAGGTTTGGCCACTAATAGTAATGCATTTATAAATGGAACAGCCGCTGGTGATCTTGCAGTTAGGAGTGCAACAGATGGAAAAATTCTTTTAGGTCATTCCGGTGGAGAATATGCTAGACTAACCACTAGTGGTGCAACATTCACTGCCGGTGTGACTGCCACTACAGGTACTTTTTCCGGGAATGTGGCAATTTCTGGGGACTTGACTGTGAGTGGCGACACTACTACGGTCAGCACAACCAACACTGCTATCTCAGATAACATCCTAGAACTGAACACGGGAATATCCCAATCGTTCAATGATGCTGGTATAATAATAGAAAGAGGATCAACCGGAAACAACGCGGCCATAATATGGGATGAATCAGCCGACACCTTCGTGTTAGGAACCACGACGGCCACTGCCGCAGACAAGTCGGGAGGAATCACGATCGACGCAGGCAGTTTGAAAATTGCATCACTGGAGGCGGATGGTGTAACGATCACGGACAACACCATTGGTGCGAATGCATCTAACAGCAGTCTAGAACTTGAGGCCAGTGGCACAGGTGACATAGATTTAAATGCTGGTGCAGATGTGAACATACCGGCCAACATAGGTTTGACGTTTGGTGATGATGGCGAGAAGATCGAGGGTGATGGTACAGACTTAACAATTAGTTCTAGTGGTGATGTCATAATGAAACTTACCGGGGAACAACTTATACTCCACGATGGCACTAGTAATATTGCTCAATTCGATTTGACTAGCAATAATCTTACTGTTGCAACTTTAGGTAATGACAAAGATATGTTCTTCAAAGGTGTGACTGGTGCATCGCAATTTACAGCACTGACACTGGACATGAGTGCGGCGGGTGCCGCAACGTTCAATGACAAGATTGTCCTGGGTACCAACAAGGCAATTGAGTTTGTAGACACCAACGAGTCCATACAGTCCGACGGCTCCAAGATGATCATCAAATCTGGTGGTACCACATTCAACCTACCAACAGCAGACGGAACAGCGGGACAGGCACTGGTCACTGATGGATCCGGAACTTTGAGTTTTGACTCAGTTGCGACCACAGTGTCTGATGATGGCCTGGCTACCGTGAAGAGCAACAAACATCTTGGATCGACTGCAAGGACCTTGGACAGCATCAACGCGACATTCATAGACAGTGCGTTCTACTTCTTTGTCCTTAATGACATCGTGAATGAAACGATCAGTGCAGAAATGTTCGCAGTGACCAACAACGACACAGCATCGTTCCTGGGTAACAGACGGGGAATAGAGTCAAGTGGCGGTGACAACGTACCAACACTGGCCACAGATATCAGCAATGGTCAGTACAGGGTAAGGGTCACGGGCACTTCCGCTGATTGCAGGGGAAGTTTCTACAAAGTGGCCATGTCTTCAAGCACCACAGACGCCACGAGGGGCAACACCGTGACATCTAGCAACACGGATGTGGATTCTGCATCTGAGTCTGTTGACACGTTTGCTCATGCCACCTTTAGGGGAGCAAAATACTTCATCAGTGTTGACAACGACAGCAAGACAGAGATGGAAGTTGTGGAAGCACTGGTCGTGCATGACGGCACAAATGCCTTCATCTCCCAGTATGGACACACTACCTCAGGCAACAATTCACTAGTCACACTGACAGCGGCGATCTCAGGAGACAACGTGGTCGTTAGTGCGGCAGGATTGGAAACAAACTTGAACCTCACTATGCATAAGATTTTACTCAAAGACAACATGACCGCTCAAAGCAATGCCAATCAAAAAGCATTCGCGGCCGTCACTGTGAGTTCCAGTGCAACTGCAATCGATCTCATGGACATTGATGAGGCCAACGGTGCTGTCCACTTCATAGTTGGCGCCAACGCTTCCGAGGGAGCATACAGCATCCAGGAAGTCTACACAGCGGCGACACCCGGGGTGCCGGCCGTTACAAATGGACCTTTTGTCTCAACAAAAGGCACGAGTCAATTAGATTTCACAGCCGCTTTCGACACATCCAGTGAGAACAGTCTGGAACTTTTTGCATCAAGCACATCCGGTGGTAGCACCACAGTGTCCGGCTATAGAATCTCTGTGTTAGCAGGCTAAATACAGCAATAACAACAATCATGCGGGAGATATGGAACCATGACAACAAGAAACTTTAGGGTCAATAACGGAATAGAAGTAGGTGATATCGTTATTTCGGCCTCAGCAAACACAATCGTAGGACTAGCAACAGCGGCACCAAGTGCAGACGGTGACGTGGCAAACAAGAAATACGTAGATGACAAAACCAATCTAACAATATTAAACTCAAGTGTCGTAGTAGCAGACACAGGCTCGAACGGAACAATCACTAACACAGCAGACGGCGGCGCAGTATTGAGCCAGACGGCGGCGACGACCACAGTCACGGCATCAGGTGCAATCAACCTTACAGCAGGAACCGACGTGGTAGTGCCTGCAAACGTGGGTGTAACATTTGGTACAGGTGAGAAGATAGAAGGTGACAACACGGACCTTACAGTGACATCAGGTGGTGCAATCAATTTGACAGCAGTAACAGACGTGGTAGTACCAGCAAACGTTGGTGTGACATTCGGTACAGGTGAGAAGATCGAAGGTGACAACACAGATCTTACTGTTACTTCAGGTGCTAAAATTAATCTTGCGGCAGTATCAGACGTACACGTTCCACAAAATGTTGGAATAGTTTTTGATGCCAACGGAAGTGAGAAGATCGAATCAAATGACACAGACCTAACAATCAATTCGGGTGCCAAGATCAATCTTACAGCAACATCAGATGTACACATTCCAAAAGACATAGGTATAGTTTTTGATGACAACGCAAGTGAGAAGATAGAATCAAATGACACTGACCTAACAATCAGTTCTGGAGCAAAGATCAAACTTTCAGCAACATCAGACGTGGAGATTCCAAACGGCGTGGGAATTGCCTATGGAACAGCGGGTGAGAAGATCGAGTCTGACGGAACTGACTTGACTGTGACATCAACAGGTGTGTTGAATCTTACAGCAACAGGCGACACGGCAATCACCAACAACGCGACAATCGGTGGTAACCTTGTGTTGACAGGTAACTTGACTGTAAACGGTTCAACTTCAACAGTCAGTTCAGTAAACACAACAATAGCAGACAACATCATAGAATTGAACACAGGTATATCAGCATCAAGCAACGATGCAGGTATCATCATCGAGAGGGGTTCAACGGGTAACAACGCGGCCATACTATGGGACGAGTCAGCAGACAAGTTCACGATGGGTACGACGACTGCGACAGCGGCTGACAAATCAGGCGGTGTATCAGTATCAGTATCAACATTGGTTGCAAACCTAGAAGGTAACGTAACAGGTGACTTAACAGGTACAGCAGATGTTGCCACAGCAGTTACAGCCGCAGATGAGAGTTCAGATACCTCTTGTAATTTACTTTTTGTTACAGGGGCAACTGGTAACTTACCTCCTAAAACAGGTACTAATCTAACTTTCAATAGTAGTTCAGGTGTGCTTACCGCAACAGGCTTTGCTGGTGCGTTGACAGGTGACGTAACAGGTACAGCAGATGTTGCCACAGCAATTACAGCCGCGGATGAAAGCAGTGATACCAGTTGTAATGTACTTTTTGTTACAGCGGCCACTGGAGATTTGCCTCCTAAAACAGGAACCAACCTAACTTTCAACAGTAGTTCAGGTGTGCTCACTGCAACAGGATTTGCTGGTGATTTGACAGGTGATGTAACAGGTAACGCTGACACGGCCACAGTAGCAACAACAGTCACAATAACAGACAACGAAAGTACTGACGAAGACAATGCAATGATCTTTACTGCCGGCGGTGACGTCGATGGTGGAAATATTGGACTTGAATCAGATGGTACATGCACATACAACCCAAGCACAGGTAAGATAACTGCTACAGGATTCGTAGGTGCGTTGACAGGTAATGCATCAGGAAGTTCTGGATCGTGTACGGGAAATGCGGCCTCTGCCACAATACTACAAAATACAAGAGCTATTGGTGGTGTTAACTTTAACGGTTCAGCGGCGATCAACTTGCCAGGTGTCAACACAGCAGGTAACCAAAACACGTCAGGAACAGCGGCAATTGCCACGGCGGTGACCGTTACTGCGAACAACACAGCCAATGAAGACATCTTTATTTGTTTAGTAGATGGCGCATCTGGAACACAGGGCATTGAAACAGACACTGGCCTGAAATACAATCCATCAACCAATGTGATTGCATCCACGGCATCATCGGCGCAGTACGCGGACGTTGCCGAGCGTTTCGAAGCAGACGCTCCTATGGAAACAGGTTCAGTGGTAATGGTTGGCGGTTCAGCAGAGATCACGGAAATCAACTCAGAAATGTCTGAGGATGTGTTTGGTGTTATCTCTCACAAACCAGCATACATGATGAATGCAGGTGCGGGTTCAGATGAATCACACCCATACGTAGCAATGACAGGTAGAACTCCGGTTAGAGTAATAGGTGAAGTGACTAAAGGTCAAAGACTTGTTACATCATCAACAAAAGGTTGTGCTAGAGCAGTGGCGCAAGGTGAGTCATTCTCTCCTTTCAACGTAATTGGTAGAGCATTAGAAACTGACACAGACACAAATATCAAATTGGTAAATTGTGCAGTGAGATCTAACAACTAATAAATAAAATTACTTTTTAGTAGAATCAAAAGGCGGCTTTCGGGTCGCCTTTTTTTTTTGGCTGATTAAACAATCAAGTCTAATATAGTCTGTAACTTGCCTTTTATACTTTTATTATTGAGTGTATTTTTGAGGCCCATGTGTAAGTTCTTGGGCCAACATTCAAACGCAGTCCAGCAGTATCCTGAATGTTCTTCATTTAGTCGAGGAATAAATTCTGCATCGATGGCTATGAGATATGTGTGGAAGAAGAACTTCTGATCGTTGGAAGTGAACATCTCCAGCGGTATGACCTTTTTAAATTTAGGTATGCTACCTGTCTCTTCCTCTATCTCACGTTTAAGTCCTTCGAATGCACTCTCCGTGAATTTACTCTGGCCGCCAACCAAACCCCACATTCCTTGTGTCTTGCGGTCAGTCCTCTGTAGGAACAGGAAACGTTTGGTGCTGGTTGCATAGAACAGGGCACCCGAACAGACGATGTTTTCTTTCATAAGTTATTATAGCAATTATGGAGTGGTAGCGTCAAGGCTTGAGTTGTACCCTGGATCTGCTCCACCGTCCAACACGATGCTCCAATTACCTTGTGTGTAAACGCCCTCGTATGATTTGACCCATTCCGTGCCGTTGAATCTGTACTGAATACCTGTGTTAAGATTGGTAACATAATGCTGTGTTGAGTCAGGGTTCGATGCATCGAATGCCACGTTCCATTTTGATGTTGAACTGTTGTATTCTATGATGTCGCCAACGCTGGCCACAAGCGTACCCCAGGTGGCGCTCTGGAAACTGGCTGTGCTATCTCCCACATCGTTTATGACCAAATACCTGTCGCCATTTGCTGGTGTTCCAGGATCGAATGTTGCAGGGTTGATAATTTTCTTTACTGCTGTCAGTGAATTGCTTGGTATGGTATCACCGTCTATGGTGTATAACAGTATTGTGTCATCTAATGTTGTTGTTGCTATTGTACCAATGATCTCGTTTCCGTTTGGTTGTGACAATCTTATCTGTGATGTGCCGTTCGTTACCTTGCCGTACTGATCTAACAGCACCTTCCAGTTCACTGCCGGTCCAAACGTTTCAAAAGGATCAAAGTTGTTGGGTTCGTTGGCGCCTGTCTGGAATCCATCTCCGCCTGATTTGACATTTACACCCGTCGTGCCTAGCAATCTCAATTGATTTCCTGTGACCAACAATCCAAAATTGTTCGGTGTTATGAAACTTCTTGACACCAGTTCGCCATCTATCAATCCTTTGGCTATTCCGCCATCGTCGTCGTATATGCTCATTATGATCTTCTGTACAACACCTAGTTTTTTTACTTTGACTGGTGGTGATAACCATATGGGCATCGAGAATGTTAGTGTTGCAACATCGATCTCCGAGTCTGCACCCACCGGTATCGTTCTACTGCTGAATGTTGTACCTGTCAGTTCAACGTAACTCAAACTGGTCCAATCTATGTAGTTGTCAGTTTTCTGTATTTCGAAGTCAGGATTGAACAAGTATAATATCTGTTCCATTATCTGTAATTTTTGGTCTGTGTTTGTTGTCCAAATGTCCGCCGACACTTCCATCCTGAAAGGAGAAGGCATCACTTTCTCAACCGTGTAACCTGCACCCATCTCGTTGGTGTAGTTGCCGTCTGAATCTATTCCTCTTTCTCGCAAATGCTGTTTCTCTATGTGATAAGGATTCTGCATCCTTTCCCTGTCGTAGTTTAATTCTCTGACATAAGCGGCTATCCTCGGTGCATACTGTAATGTGTTCTCTGAATTGTTCCTGATTATGTTTGCAACCTGTCTTGTTGGGTCTCCATACACAACAGGCACTGCCCTTAGATTTACTTCACCGTCTTTACCTCTGCCTGTTTCCACAGAGAAGTTACTCAAAATTCTAATGAATTGAGTTAAAAATTTCCTAACCTGTCCTTCGTAAAAGTGTAACATTCTTAATTGTCAGCCTTTGGTTTCAGAGCATCAGTCAATGACTGTCTTTGTGTGACTGTTAAACCGTTAATATTTGATTCTGTTGCATTGTTGACAAAACTTGTTTTGTAGTTTCCTCTGGAATCATTGTTAGTTGTAGTTATTCTAACACTGTCCTCGATTTTGATCCATCTGGCTCCGTCATATCTAAACAGCCTGTTGGGTAGGAAATCTGTCCTCAAGAAGTAGTCACCTTTATCTACGCCCGTTGTTGGGAACGTTATACCAAACCCTGCAGGATTACCGTTGGGTGCAACACCGTCTCCATCTAGATAGAATCCGTAGTGTGAACTTGCAGGAGTGTCTATCGTGGCATTCACGGTGTTACTGCTACTTGCTCTTTGAGCCGCTGTGTTAACATTCTCAGTACGTATGTTTCCTCTTTCGTCTATTGGTGCAACATAATATTGTTTGTAGTTGAATCCTGCCTTTGGAGCATCTGACTCTGCCTGTGCAACAACTTGATCGTTTATGGTTTTTTCTCTGTTGTAGGTACTCATGTAATTTGCAACAGATCCTTCTGTCGTTGCATCACCAATTACATCTCTGAATTCTTGTGAGTCTACTAAGGTTTTCATCTTGAGTCTTAGCAGGTGTGGCCACCAAGTCTGTGAAAAACCTTCAGCGGCTCTGTTTACATCTTCAACAACATAGTATCTTTTCAGTGCAATTGGTATACTTTCATCTAATGAATAATCTTCTTTCATGTGCGGGAATTCTATAACATCGCCACTCATGGGTTTTCTGCCAAGTCTTTCAACAATATCGTTTAGATGCACAGTCAAAAATAATGTGTCATTGGATAAAAACATACCAAACTGTGATAGATTAAAATCTTGATCTTGTACGTTGTATATTCCCCTGACAGTGTATATGTCGCCTGCATATTTCCTGTCTCTGTTTTCTAAAAATAACAGATCTTGTATTGTTGTTTCGTTTAGATCGCTTCCTGTTACTCTGGGTTGGCTCGGTGAGGCCGCTCCGTCCTTGTTGGTGTCGCCTTGATCGTAGGGTCCTAGATATTTGTGTAGGTGAAGATCCGTGCCGCCAACCTGAAACATCTCTCTGATGTTGCGATCAAAGAACTTGTAGTCATTGCCCTTTTCAGGCTTAAAAATGGATAATCTTGGCATATCATACATATTTATTGCACAGGCAATGACTATAAATATGAGTATGTCAGAACTACAAACAGGACAACAGGAAATTTTCGATTACGTTAAGAACAATCTCGGCGACGGGATGATTGATGTGGAATTAGACCCAAAACACTATCAAACGGCACTGGAAAGAGCTGTAAATAAATTTAGACAAAGATCTTCAAATGCAGTAGAAGAATCATATGCTTTCTTAGAATTAAAGAAAAATCAAAACAGTTACATCTTGCCAGACGAGATTATCAATGTGAGGAATCTTAACAGAAGAACTGTTGGATCACGGACAGAA